AACCTTCGCCAAGCCGTGTTAGGAGCATCTTTATCTGTCCAGCGGTTGCATTTTGCATTTCGTCTGCAATAATCCAACTATCGCGAAAATTTCGGCCTCTCATGAATGCTAGTGGAGAAATCTCTATCACTTGTTCGTCTATCATTCTGGCTATGTCCCTTGGGCTATAGTACTCTGCAAATACATCAAACAGAGGTCTAGTCCACGGTTCCATCTTAGCGTTAATATCACCTGGTAGGAAACCATGCTTCTCATCATCCACCCCTACCGCTGGACGAGTTAATACAATCTTCTTCACCTCCCCTTCTTTATAGGCTTTAATGCCGGCTAACACGGCTAACATGGTTTTACCCGTACCGGCTGGACCTGTAGCAAAAACAATACTCTTGCTATCATCAGTCAATAAACTAATATATTCTTCTTGGTTTAAACTTTTAGGAATCAGTGTTACTGATTTACGTTGCTGGACATAACTATTAAAACTTACTACTGTATTATCTACTACAAATGCTTGTGCGTTGCTACTACGGCTACTACTTCTACGATGTCTAGGCAATTGATAATGCTCCCTTGAATAGTGTACAGATTAAAGGCATCATGTACACAGGTATTTAAGGAGCAGAGTTTATGAAATAAGTTAACAGTTAAAAAGAAATTCTAAAGACTAAATATTAAGCTACCTGGACCACTCAGCGTAGAGTCTATTATTACTATCCCACTTACAAGTTATCAATCTAAATCCAGATAGTTCACTGTACTTGACATGTTTGTCTAAGGTCCAAGGAAAAAATTCTATATCTTTACAAGCTTCATTATTGTGATCAGCTAGGCCAGGGTTACATCGCCAATAGATTCTTGCCTTGGGTTTTAAGCAACTAACCACACTAGCAATCTGAATCAAGATATTATTTTCATTTCCAAAATTAATACTACCTAAACAAAATGCCACATCAAATTTACCTTGGTTATCGTTGTCAGCAGCAAAGAATTCAATAGGCAGTTTAACGTCAGCAAAGTCATTAGCAGGATCAACGCCTATTAGGTTAGGGATATGTGATTTAAATTCGTTGTATCCACACCCTACATCTAATACTAGTTCACCTGGATTAATTTTATTAACTAGGTCGTAACCAGAATATTTGTATTGGTTTAGGTTGCTACGCCATGTAGTTGAAAAATATTTGTTGAGTTGTTCTTGTTTCATAAGTAATAATATACGCAGATAATATTATTTATGACCTTACCTAATCACATTTATTTTACAGGGGTACCTGGATCACGCTGGAGCGGTATAGCGCAAGTGCTAGAAACTATACCCAACATGAATACTAGTGACCGCACACCAGCTCGCACGTATACGCACCACACCTATACAGGGCATGTAGGAGCATACTTTGGGCGCAGTATGGAATTTGAAGCACTAGCGGATGCAGACTATGTAGACCAAGCATGGACAAAAACAGGCGGCTGTAAATTAGTTAAAAGTCACGACTGGGCATACAAATTAGACTATATTAAGCAACACTGTGCAGATGCGTGGATCATGTTAGTCTATCGTCCAGACATGTCAAGCTACGCTTGGTGGCACGAAGCAGGTGGGTTCCAGATTAAATACCCATGTTATGATGCTTACAAGGATAGCGTAGGAATGCTAGCAGAGATAACCGCACAGAATAAAGCTATTTTGGAATTTGCAATGATAAATAATTGTAAGTGGGAGTATTTCACATCCGGGTGGATTAAAGAGAACTTCAACGCAGAAGTTAATGTAACTAACGTCTGGCCAGATATTCTAGTTACATTGATAAAATAACGTTATAGGAAAATAAAATGAACTCAAAACAATTTGTTGCTAAATTAGCACAAGACAATGAAGCACTATTTCAAGCAAGTGAAATGAACGTAGAAGCTTATTTTGCTAGCAACCCAAGCCAAGAACAACTAGTAGAACACTTCACTGGTCGTATGGTTAACGAGCGTATGAACATGGTTGAAATTGCTGGTAAAGTAGCTACAGCACCTGCTAATACATCGGTAGAAGACCTAGCATTACTAAGCAAACAGGCACTTGACGAAGCTAATCACTTCCGTATGGTAAAAGAAGTTATTGAACACATCACAGGCGAAAAAGTTGACGTTGAAGCAGCAATAGCCGCCGAAGCTGCTAAACCAACAGCTAAAGGTGCTGCTCTATTAGCTAAGTATGAAGCACAAAATGATCCACTAGCACTTGCGGCTTACCAATTTATTGCTGAAGGTCGTGCTGAGCGTGTTTGGGCTAAAATGGCTGAATGTATTCAAGATGAATTCATCTCAACAACATACGCTAAGATTGCTAAAGATGAAGGCTTCCACAGCAACATCGGTCGTCGCGCATTAGAGTTGTTAGTTACAGACGAAACTACACAAGCACGTGTTGAAGAAATTGCTCGTACAATGCGTATGGACTTGTTCGCAATCAGCTGTATGAATACAACTGCTACAGCAGAAGCTGAAAAATTAATGGCTGTTGCACACTAAGCATAATTAATTTTATAAGCAGAAAAAGGAGCTTAGGCTCCTTTTTTATTGACGAGGGTTTATGAAAGATTATACAATAGTAGTTAAGTGGTTCTCGGCAACAATGATCCTGTGTGCTATGCCTTTACATATCCTAGGCATTACTCCGTGGAATAGTATCTTACAAATTATTGGTGCCTGTGGTTGGGTTTACGTAGGATTTAAATGGAATGAAAAAAGTTTAATCACTAACTTCCTTCCACAGATCTTTATGATTATTGCTGGATTAATCTACTTCGCATACTTCAAATGAAAATAGCTATTAGCCAACGTGAAATAGTTCACAACAACATTACCTATGATTGTCTAGAACAAGGCTGGCATGGGCTACTTAATAGTCATCAAGTGGTTCCTATTCCTAATACTTCAAATACTGAAACTGATTTTGATATGTTAATCTTATCAGGCGGCGATGCGACTCCTAATCGCACTCATACAGAAACCATATACTACAATATTGCTTTACTAAAAGGTGTGCCAATCTTAGGTGTTTGCCACGGTGCGTTTTTTATCAATGAAACTCACGGTGGAATAAACAAACCTATAGAAGGACATCAAAATACCGCACACGAAATTGAAATTGATGGTGCCATAGATTACGTAAACAGTTTCCACACCAACAGCATTGCCTTGTTGGGCCGTGATCTAATGCCTCTAGCAACTTGTCCACACGACAGCACAGTTGAAGCATTTAAGCATAGTCAACTACCTATATGGGGTACAGTGTGGCATCCAGAACGTGCTGAAGGATTTATACCACCTGAGATATGGGATATGCTATAATGGATAAACAAACTCCTATTATTTCATTTCCGTGGGGAGCTGGTGGCAACCATGTTAGATGGTTATTATTTTTAGATAATTCAATTCATAATCCATATACAAATGGACAATCTATCGATCATAAATTAGATTTTATCCAAACAGAAGTCTATAATAAAAAAAGAACGTGGAACAATTGGTTACAGATCGAATGGCAATTTCGAAATCAATTAGATGATCAGATTAAAATCGAACATGAACTATACGATTGGGAAACTAATGAAACATATAAAAACAGAAAAATCCTATTTCTAAAGTCAACTGATATTGATAAAACAATAGCACATTATTTTCATATTAATTCCTCTTTGAATTCGATATCATTTGTTGAATTTAGAGAAAAATTATATACCTGGAATACAGAATTAAATGTGATAGCTAATAGTGATATAAAATCCAATAATTGGCTAATAACAGAATTTAATATATTCGGAGAACAGCTAGATATTAATATCTATCGATCTATTATAGATTTCTTTAAATTTGATGATCATTATAAAGAAGCTAACTTAATCAATAGATGGTATTATGAAGCTAGGATTAAATCCGCTAAGGACTTTAGTTTATTTTTATCTAGTGATGATTTTCAAAAATATACAAATATTATTGACACTTTTGGTAAATCAAATGTCTAAAAAAATGTTAGTCTTAACAGGCCCACAAGGTGCCGGTAATCACTTATGGAGTAAGATATTCAGCTTACATCCAGAAGTATTTGGTTGGAAAACATTGTTGGATAATTATTGGGAAGCACATCGTTACGCAGAACCATTTGCTGAATGTTGGAAAGATTTGAGTTTACTAAAAGAATTTGATTGGACACAAAGCAATTACTATTTTACTAGTATTAGTGTGCCATTAGGCATAGGTGATGCTAAATGGACTCCGGATATAAAAATGTTTATTCGAACTCTAATGAATATTGGTATCGATACAGAACTAGTAGTATGTGGTCGTGATCAAAATATTCTACACAACCAACAAACACGCTTACGTGGGGAATATACTACACCTATGCTATTAGATTCAATAAAAAATTCATTTATAACACCTAAGTTCGTCAGCTATGAATTACTTCAATTATACCGTCAAGAATATCTCAAAACACTTAATTTTAATATTCCAATTGCCTATAATGACGCCAAAATTGACGAGTTTTTAGCCGATGATAGCAATAGCAAGTATGTACATTATGTTGAGGAGTATTTCTTAGATGAATGTAATAAAACAGGTAAACCTCTAAAGAATAAACCATGAAAAAACTACTAATTATCACAGGGCCACAAGGCAGTGGCAATCACCTATTCAGTCGCATGTTGAGTGCTACAAAATCAGTAGGTGGATGGAAAAGTTTACTAGACAAGTATTGGGTACCTAGCGACGAAGAACCTTTTGCTGAATATTGGGTCTACCCTGAGCGTCTTACTGCCGAGTCGTTCGAAGGCTATGACTATTGGCTGGCTAATGTTAGCTGTCCATTTTATTATGATGGCACACGCTATGTACCCAAAATACTTGAACTAGCACAACAGGCTAGAGGGCTAGGTGTAGATGTTAAAATTGCTATTATTTGTCGTGATCGAGACATTAATAGAGAGCAACAACTGAGAGTACGTAAGGAACATACAACTCCTATAGCACAAGAATATTACTACAATACTCTATTGCCTAGCGACTTTCCTGTACATTTTATTAGCACAGAAGCACTGTTCCTACATCGTGTACACTATCTACAGTATCTAAGTCGCATCTTGGCATTTCCAATTGATGTTACTGACTCTAATATCTTTAACTTTATAGATGTGAATCCTAATGCCAAATATGTTAGACACGTAGATGAATATTGGTTAGATCAAGAAGTATGGCACGGTGTACAGCCTAAGAGTGCTCGCGGATTAGATAAATAACATAAAGAACTAGTGATATAACTTATGAGCAAAGCCCTTAAAGATATAATTGATAATACCAAAGAACTGTATATGTCAGACAGTAGTCTGTCCTCTCTATTAGACTTTGAGCGTGTATTAGACGAACTTGATCTATATGTGTTTGATAACTGGCAACAAGGTGAATTGGTAGAAGGTCCAATTTATGAAAAATATTTTGTGACTTGTACGTTTATGTGGCCTTATAAAATGATGCCCGATCCACGCGGTGGCCAGCGTCTACTAGACTACGACTGCGAAGTATACTATGCTAAAGAAGAATTAGAATATCCCATCAAAGTTAAAAAACCAGAAGATTTCCAACCAGGTACTAAAATGCCTAAGATGGCTAAAAAACCTGTATGGTTAGTGACTATTGTAATGCCTAAGAAATTAATGCAGGAAATACAACAGGGTAGTTTGGACTTAGAAAGTCAAACTCTTGATTTAGAGGATGTTAACAAAGCCTACGAAGAAGGTGACGATCAAGCAATGAGTTTTGATGAAAAACAAGAACAGCAGGAGTTTTCAGATGAACAATTCGATTAATGAAAACTTAGAAAAAGGCAATTTAAAACGCCTAGTTCATCCCGAATTACATGTTGATGAATATAAAAGTAAAATGGGCAGTGATGCTGATGTCTGTGTAGTTAGTTTCAAAGTTTCCGGTAAGGAACCAAGTGCTGATTTAGTTAGCTTTGTAGAAAAAGGCTATGATTGGGTATTGGATGCTGATGTTAGTTCAGGTGAAAAAGAAGGTGGCGACTACTTAGTATTTGTTGAACTACAACGTAACGAAAATCTACCAGAGAATATCTATCGTATGATGGATGAGGTAATGAATCTAACTGATCAGAAATTAGTAGACTGGCGTTTAAGATATCAAAAGTCTACAGAAGATCATGAATTTAGTAAAGAAAATTTAGCCAAATTGATTCCTCTATCGCCAGAAGCATATAACGCTAAATTCGGTAGTGAGGAAGAAGAACCCAAAGATGACAAAGAACATCAACGTGATCTAGATCATATGAAGGCTACAGCTGGTGTTAAAGTAGATACTAAGGCACCAAAAAACGAATATACGGAGAGCTTACGCATAGCAGCCGGACTAAAATAATTACAAGAGGATTTCAATTATGCAGATTACAGCAGATCAATTACGACAACTATTCCCACAATATAAACACTCAGATGACCTAGCAGAAGTGCTTAACAGTGCTTTCGACAAGTTTGAAATTAATACCGTTAATCGTGCCGCTGGTTTCTTAGCACAGTGCGGACATGAATCAAATGGCTTTACTATCCTTAAAGAAAACTTAAACTACAAGGCAGAAGGTCTAAACAAGATTTTCCACAAGTACTTTCCAACAGTGGCAGACGCACAACCTTACGCACACAATCCAGAAGCAATTGCCAATAAGATCTATGCTAACCGCATGGGTAATGGCCCTGAATCAAGCGGCGATGGCTACAAATTCCGTGGTCGTGGTGCTATACAGTTAACTGGTCGTGATAACTATACTAAGTTTGCTCAAAGTCAAGGCATGAGTTTAGATGACTGTGTGGCAGACATGGAAACCTTAGACGGCGCATTAGAGTCGGCTATGTGGTTTTGGAAAACTCATGGCTTAAATGAAATTTGTGATCGCGATGATATTGTTGCGATGACTAAACGTGTCAACGGTGGTACTATTGGCTTAGAAGAACGCAAAGCCAAATATGAAACTGCTAAACAATTACTAGGATAATCAATTATGTTTTTACTACATTTCCTTCCAGACGGTTTTTTAGAATTAGTAATTAATATCATCATTTTAGCTGGCGCAGTATGTATTATTGTTAGCTTTTTAGCCGGATTCATTTCAAGAACATTCTTTAAATGGAGTACAGGTCTACACCCATATAAATTAGTGTTACAAATAGTTGGACTTATATTATTAGTTGCTGGCGCATATTTCAAAGGTGGCTATGGTGTAGAGGAAGAGTGGCGTGCTAAAGTGGCAGCACTACAAGCCAAAGTAGATGCCGCTGCTGTTCAAAGTCAACAGGCCAACGTACAAATACAAACTAAAATCGTAACTAAGATTAAAACGATCCACGATACAAAAGTAGTTACTCAACAGGTTATTAAAGAAGTTGCTACAGAAATTGACAAAGAATGTAAAGTAGATGCTGACGCAATTACTATTCTTAATGCGGCAGCACGTGGCGAGAAACCTAAATTAAACTTATCAATTCCGCCTGTTGAAGTAGAAGGAGAAAAGAAATGAAACGTTTATTAATCTTAATTCCTTTCTTGTTCTTATTAGGTTGTGAAGAGGATATTCCAGTTACAGCCAAGTGGCCAGATGTACCAGCTGATTTAAAATTAGCTTGTCCAGGACTACAAGAAGTTAAAGAAGGTACTACTAAACTAAGTGAAGTATTAGAAGTAGTAGCAGACAATTATAGTCAATACCACGAATGCCAGGTTAAGGTTGATGCCTGGATCGAATGGTACAACGCACAGAAGAAAATTAATGAGGGGATCAAATGAAAAAACTATTATTAGCGTTAACATTAGCAACATTGCCAAGCTGTGTGTTAGTTGACTCATATCTTCAAGCACACTTTGATAACAACGAATATGCACAGATCAATGCTATTAGAACCTTGGCTAGTTTAGGCAAAGCTAAATGTGGCACAAACAGTATGCCTGCTGTGGCCAATAGCCTAGCATTTGACGCTGAAGAACTAAAGAACTATAGTTCAGCTATTCCACATAACGATCCAGCAATTAAAATGACCACTGAGCTGTCTAAGATTGTTGTAGAACTTAATGATCGTTATGCCTCAGGAGCAGAAGTAAGTAAAGCCTATTGCGAGCTTAAATTAACCGCAATTGAAAAAGACGCAACAACTATTCAAACAGCTATAGGAGCTAAACCAAGATGAGTTTACAAGACCAATTACAACAATTAAACAGCCACCCAAGTGATGACGTAGCAAACTGGGCCGCAGATGCTAATGATTACCTAACAAAATTCCAAGCTGGCGAATTATCAGCTGAAGAATATAACGAATTAGTAGACGATTTAAAAGACAGTTCAGCAATTAGTGAGGCTGCTGGCGATCTACAAACGCAAGAATTAATGTACGCAGTTATTGAAGGCTTAATTGCGTTATCTAGCGTAGCATAACAAAATCAATAAGGAGCGAGACGATGTCAACTAGAGATGAAAAACAACAAGAACATTGGATGACCACTAAGTGGCGTCCAATGATGGGCTGGTTATATATGCTGGTCTGTTTTATGGATTTTATAGGATTTCCAGTATTATGGAGCCTACTACAAGCACATGATCATGGCACAGTAACCAGCCAATGGCAACCATTGACCTTACAAGGCGGTGGATTATTCCATATGGCCATGGGTGCTATTATTGGTATTAGTGCTTATGGTCGTACACAAGAGAAATTGGGTGGTGCTACATCAACTCCTACTACTGTAGGATTTGGCCCAGGAATGGGTACTACATACCAACCTCCGGCAGGTACAGCAGCACAGCCTGTAGCTCAACCATATACTCCGCCTCCTGCTCCACAATCATATGCAGCACAGCCTGTGGCTAATTCATACGTACAGCCTGCTCAACAGCCACAACCTGTTACAATTAATGTCTCAGTAGATCCAGATACTGTTCCACATCCAGATCCAACTGTAGATCCAAACGCACCAATGCGCCGTAGAAAAATTGGCTAGTTAACTCTAGACATTAAATAAAAGGTAAGCTATAATAACATATAGTTTACCTTTTTTCATATTCAATTAGGAGTTACAATGGCTGTAACAGTAGAAGAACATAGTCCGTTTTTAGAAGCATTGATTTATCTTAATCAGTGTAAAGTAGTAGTAGAAGTAGGAGTAGCAGAAGCTAAGACTACTAGCTTTTTGTGTCGTGGTGCTGCCCGTGTAGGTGGCAAAGTATACGGATACGACATCTGGGACACACATGGTTTACAAAATCAATTTGAACATTGGTCAAGCCAAGAGAAGTGTGAAGAATATCTACGTAGCGAAGGTCACTTTAATTTTGAATTAACTAAAATTAACAGCAAAACTCCTGAGTTTCATGAACTAATTAAGTCAAAACATCCTAGAATTGACCTAGCATTTATTGATGGTTGTCACAGCTACGAAGGTATCAAAAATGACTTTGATGCTATCTATCCACAACTAAGCGAAACAGGTATTATTGTATTCCACGATACTATGAGTATCGATGGTTGCCGTGAATTTATTATTGACCTACGCACTAAGTTTTGGGATGGCACATTTGACATTGTTACTTTCCCATTTGGTAGTATGGTATATGGCAATGGAGCAGTAGTTGATCGCAGAACTGGTGTTAGCATGCTGGTTAAACGTGGCTTTGCTACTATTCCTCAGGCCATTGACGAGCAGTGTAACCTAGACGAACACTTCAATGACATTTATGTTAAAGAAGAAGAATGGTATGAAGCCGAACTTAAACGTGCGGCTAAATCTAAGAAATAAATACTTGACAAAATCATAGTTTTCTTGTAGAATAAACAATATGGCAAATGCGTATGAAATATTAGGTGTGCCTAAAGGGGCATCTGATGAAGACATCAAGAAAGCGTATCGAAAACTAGCAGGTAAACATCACCCAGATCGTGGCGGTGATACTGCTAAGTTTCAAGAGATACAAAACGCTTACGATACTCTCACAGATCCTCAGAAAAGAGCACAACACGATAATCCAAATCCTTTTCAAGGTTTCCACGATTTTAGTGGAGCCCCTGGAGGATTTCAATTCCACTTTGGCAGTGGTGATGACATATTCCAACAATTCTTTAGTCAGGGATTCGGTGGACAAAATCCTTTCCAAAGGCATCAACAACCGCGTAGAAATAAAGATCTACGTGTTCAATTAGCAATTGATTTAGCTAGCACCTTAGACTCACAACAAAAATCAATCAGCGTACAAACAACCAAAGGTGATCGATTTAATATAGATGTCAATATCCCAAGAGGGGTCAGCAATGGCACTACTATTAAGTACAGTCAAATGGGTGATAACATGTTTGATACCTTGACAAGAGGAGATCTTTATGTTATAATTAATGTACAGTCTGATGCTAGATTCGAAATACATGGAATAGATCTTGTACAGAATTTAGAAATTGACAGTATAGATGCTATGCTTGGATGTGATAAAATAATTCAAGGAATAGACAACAAGGAATTTAATATTAAGATACCGCAAGGATGTCAATTTGGTACTAAATTTGGTTTACAAAACCAAGGACTATATCAAATGAACAGCAATGTTCGCGGTAATTTAATTGTTAATGTAATAATTAAAACACCTATGCTGTCTGAACAAGAATTAAACATACTTAGAAACATTAGATCAATTCAATAAATATTTTTAGTTAGGAGCTATCTTGTCTGAAATGCACACAAATCCAGATATTGAAAAAATTATTAACCATGCTTGTGCTCTTGCTAAAGACTACAAACACGAATACGTTACACTAGAACATTTATTAACAGGTCTAGTAGAATTCCCCAGCTTTAATAAATTATTAGTCGATTACGGCGCAGATGTTGAAAATCTTTTAAGGGATCTATATGACTTTTTAGGCAAGCAAGATCATTTAGTCAATTTGGAAAAAGAAGATATTGCTCCAATGCGTACACACAGTTTAGAACGTGTGTTTAATCGTGCGTTTACACAGGTTATCTTTAGTGCCCGTGAACAACTCGAGCCTATTGACTTGTTCTTAAGTCTAACACAAGAACCAAACAGTCATGCTAGTTATTTTATACTCAAGTGGGGTATTAATCGTAAGCAACTTGTATCATTCTATGCCGAGGAAAATGCTGATAGGTTAACTAAACCTACATCTAATAAAAGAGAATCGGCTAAGAAAGATTACGCCGATAAGATCCTAGCAGAATATTGTACTGATCTTAACAAACATGTTGAAGAAGGAAAAATTGATCCAGTTATCGGGCGTGAATATGAACTAGAAGAAATTGCTCAAGTACTTGCTCGCCGTAATAAATCAAACGTATTAATGATTGGTGATCCTGGTGTAGGTAAAACTGCTATTGCCGAAGGTCTTGCTTATAAGATTATACACAAAGAAGTACCTGAATATCTAAAAGAATACACAGTATACAATTTAGAAATTGGTAGCTTGCTTGCTGGTAGTAAATATCGTGGCGAGTTTGAAGAAAAACTCAAAGAAGTTCTTACTGCTCTAGGTCAAAAAGGTAAAACTATCCTGTTTATTGATGAAGCACATCAAATGCAGGGTGCTGGCGCAGGTGGTAGTAGTTCAGTAGACTTTGCTAACATGCTTAAACCAGCATTGGCCAAAGGTGGTATTAAAGTTATTGCTAGCACTACATTTGAAGAATACACACAGAGTTTCGAAAAAGATCGTGCTTTAATGCGCCGTTTTTATAAACTAAATGTTGATGAGCCTACTCCTGAAGTGGCTAAAGATATCTTATACGGTCTACGCAATCACTTTGAAAAATTCCATGGTGGCGTTATTTCAGACGAAGCTGTTGAAGCCGCAGTTGATCTAAGTGTTCGTCACCAAACTGACAAACGTTTACCAGATAAGGCCATTGATCTAATTGATATGAGCTGTGCTCGTTTGAAGATCAAGAACGCAGACTTTGTTATCGGTAAAGAAGAAATTGTTGATACTATCAGCAAAGCAACTAAGATCCCACGTGATCATTTGCTAACAGAAAAAGCCAGCACCAACTTAATTAATCTTGATACTAATATCAAAGAACGTTTGTATGGGCAAGATTCCGCAGTTGACAGCGTATTAGAAAAAATCTATGTAGCCAAAGCTGGTATGAAATCACACAACAAACCAGTGGGTAATTTCTTGTTCTTAGGACCAACTGGTACTGGTAAAACAGAACTATGTAAACTATTAAGTGAAAACTTAGCTATGAAACTAATTCGCTTTGATATGAGTGAATATCAAGAAAAACATAGTATGGCTAAACTTATTGGTGCTCCTCCGGGCTATGTGGGCTATGAAGATGGTAACCTAGGTGGTGGACTGCTGATTAGTGAAGTTGAACGCAACCCACACAGTATTATCTTGTTAGATGAGATCGAAAAAGCACATCCTGATATCAATAACTTATTATTGAGCATCATGGACGAGGGCTTTATTACTGGAAGTAATGGTAAGAAAGCAGATTGCCGCAACTGTATTGTTATCTTAACTAGTAACTTGGGTGCTAGTGATGCTGAACAAAACGCAATTGGTTTTGGACGCAGTCAACAAAAAGAAGGCACTGATGATGCTGCGGCACAAAAATTCTTTAAACCAGAATTCCGCAATCGTTTAGATGCTGTGATCAAGTTCAATAAACTAGATAAAGTTTCGATGAAGAAAGTTGTAATTAAATTCCTAAGCGAGCTTAATGAATTACTTGCTGAAAAATCCATTACCTTACGCTTTACTGAACCTCTAGTAGACCACTTAACTGACGTTGGTTTTGATCCTAAGATGGGCGCACGTCCACTAGCACGTAAGATCAACGAACTTATTAAAGTACCACTAAGTAAAAAGATCTTATTCGATCACATTGCCAGTGGTACTATTATTTCTGTAGATTATAAAAATGATGCTATAGCATTTGATGCGGTAGCACCAATGTTAGATCTATTAGAAAATAAAACTGTTGACGAGAACGGTATCATTGTTGTAGAATAATTTTATAGCCTAACTAGGCTCCGATAAATAATAGTAGTATATTATTAGGAGCCTATGATGGCAAAGTTACACGAAGAAACAATAGTAATTACTGTAAGTAAAATGTTAAGAAATGATGAAGACGCAACTGACATTTTTACTAGTGATACCGTTGACGGTTTAGAAGCAGTAGTACAAGAGCTTGCTGGGGCAGGTACACTTGTAGAAATAACAGTAGCATAATTCAATTAAAAGAGAGATTTTCAATGGCAACCAAACAATCAAAACGTATTAAACCCAATTCACCTGCGTTAATGCAAAACGCATTACAACAACCGCAACAAGGACAACCACAGCAATTTGACTTTAGTAAAGTACATGTTCACTTTGGTATTCCAGCATATGGTGGTATGATTACAGAACCTTGTTTTACTAGCTTCTTGCGTTTTATCTTAATGGCAAGTAAAACTGGCTTACAATGGTCACTAGACACTATGGTTAACGAATCATTAGTTACACGTGCTCGTAACAACTTAATGGCTAAAATGATGACCAATCAAGCGGCTACACACTTTATGTTCATCGACGCAGACATCCGTTTCCAACCAGAAGCGATCTTTATGATGTTGGCCACTGACAAAGATGTTATTGGTGGATTGTATCCTAAGAAAGCCTTGCCAATTAGCTATGTTATCAACGTTAAACCTGGTACTGTTATTATGAATGACATTTTCCCAGTGGATACCATGGGCACAGGTTTTATGATGTTCAAACGTCATGTATATGAAAAACTATGTGCTGCTCATCCAGAAACAAAATACGTGGATGATGTCGGTCTAGGTAAACAATATGAGCCAACTATGTATGCGATTTTTGATTGCGAAATTGATGAAAAAGGTCACTATCTAAGTGAAGACTGGACATTCTGTCGTCGTTGGGCTAAACTAGGTGGTGAGATCTATGCTCATGCCAAAGTGTTGCTAAACCACAGCGGGCATTATGAATTTGCTGGTGATCTAAGCGTATTAACTGGTCAAAAACCAGCAGAAATGCCAGATATCACTCCAGCACAAACAGCTGCTAAACAAGCCCAATAATGGAAATAGAAAATCTCAAATTTGATATATCACTAAGTGGGACAGTTTGGAAAAAACTGCCCGCTTTTTCTATCTGGTTTGACGAACAGTTAATGATCAGTGGTGAAGCAGATTCTTCAACTAAAACTTTTACTTTTGAACGAGAGGTATCTGAAGGCGATCACGTTTTAAAAATTCGTTTAGATAATAAAACCGACGATGACACATTATTAGAAAACAATAACATCATTAACGACATGTTATTAAATATTGATGATATCACTATCGACGATATTAGCCTAGGCAACTTGCTTTGGTCAGCTGAATATATATTAGATACTCCCTGTATGTATAAAGGGGAAATGATTAATCATTTAGATAGCTGTATAAATTTGGGCTGGAATGGTGCATATACGCTTAAATTTACCAGTCCGTTTTACATCTGGTTATTAGAGAAAATCTAAGATAAATATAGTAAATATTACGGATTTACTATGTTCCTAAATGAATTATTTGAAGCAATAGACAAAAGACATGCGAGCTTCTGTTTCGGCCGTATGAATCCGCCTACTATCGGGCATGCTCAGTTAATTGACACAGTGGTTAGATCGGCACACGGTGGCGATTACTTTATCTTTTCTAGCCAAAGTCATGACGCTAAGAAAAATCCTTTAGATTACCAAACAAAAGTAAAATTCCTTAAAGCATTATTTCCCAACCAAGCAGGGCACATTGTACAGGATCTTAGACTAAGAACCATAATGCAGATTGCCGAATGGTTATATAATAAAGGCTATCGCTCTGTTACGTTCGTAGCAGGTAGTGATCGACTAGACAGTTTTAAAGAATTATTAGAAAAATACAATGGAGCAGAAGGCGGTAATGTTTATTATAAATTTGACGCTATTAATTTTATTAGTAGTGGGGATCGTGATCCTGACGACGAAGGAATAGCCGGAGTAAGTGCTAGTGCCGCCCGTGCTGCAGCCAAAGCCAACGATATAGCAGCATTTGCTCAAGCAACTGGCGCAGGCGAACTAGCTAAACCATTATTCCACGCAGTGCGTAAAGGTATGTTATTAGAACACATTGTTAAACATGGTAGTGGTTATAGATTAGTTAGTAAAAAGACAGGTAAGAATCTTGGAGACTTTCCAAGTAAAGCGGCCGCTAAAAAACATGAACGTGAAGTAGAATACTTTAAACACATGGATGAGGCTTCGGGTGTTGTTAAAGGTGGCAATGATCCACGATATGTAATGGGATTAACTGTAGATGTTCGTCCCGAGACTTTGGGTAAAGAAATGAAAGCATTTGGTCTAGTAGGACGAAAAAGCCCAGCAACAAGACAGATTAAAGTTGGTAAAGATGTAGGCAAAGGTGTTAAGCCTGTTTAATCTATGGCTGTTAAGAATATAAAAGTAGATGTCCATTGTCTGGGCCCCAGATGGGTAACGATAGAATCTAACAAATATAGATTATATGTAAACGATGACATGGTTACCGAACGTAATTGGATATGGGAAATCAGTCATTATATTAGAGAAGACATCTGGGTTGAATTGGAACACGGTGTTGAAAATATAATTAAAATAGAACCAATCTTAAATCCCAGCAATTCCACTGCTCAATTTGTCCTTAAAGGTTTAACTATTAACAATTCTATTACTCCAGATGATAATATTAATAGAACTCAACTATCATTTATAGTAACAGTATAAATACACTATATTAGGAACACATTATGAAACCATCAGAATTTATTAACGAATCAGAATACAGCCATGAAGAATATGACGACGAAGCAGGCATGGTTAAAGATAATTTATTAACAACAATTCGTATGTCATTAGAGCTAGCTAAAAATCTAGACGATAACGAAGACTTACCTGAATGGTGTCAAGAAAAGATTGCGGTAGCTAAAGGTATGATTGTTGCTGTAGGTGATTATATTCTTAGCCAACATGAACAAGGTGTTCAACCACACATAGCAGAAAATGCCAGTGCTGGTGGTACAGGTTCAGGTGCTATTGCTGCTACTCCAGGAATGGCTGGAGGAAAACCTAAAAGCCAAGTAGGATCATTATTTGGCGGCACATATACACAAAAAAGATCTAAGAAGAAATAAAATGGATTTTAAAAAAATACTAGCTAAAATTGACCTGTTTGAGGGTGCTGGCTCTAGCATGAAAAAAGCTGAGCATAACCCAGCGGGTCCTAAGTTTAAAGGTTATTGGTCTGGTAAGAATCCTAATCCTCCAAAACCAGGTGAAGGTGTAGGCGGTTGTGAAGAAAGCATTCTTAAAGATCTAAGTAAAGGTCCTAAACCTAAAACCAAAGAACAAGAGCTAGCAGAAGCATTTGATGAATTCTTAGAAACATTAGAAGAAGATAACCTAGGTGTGGAAGAAAAACGTCCACAACGTAAAGGTAGTCGTCCGAGTCGTGACTACGGTAAAACTGGTGAACCAAGCAAGCGTTACAATACAGTTAGTGTGAATGAACATGGAGACCAAGAAGGTTATGATCCTCGTGGTCAAAACCCTTTCTTAAAACCAGGACAAAAAGCCTTAAAAGGTACGCCTATGAAGGCTAGAGATGTTGCAAAATCTATTCCATGGCCTAAAGAAGTGCCTAGTGATATGAGCCAAGAACACGATGATGAAGACAATCCACATCCTTATGATCTAGATGAAGCTAAAGAAGAATTTAACTATAAAGTAACCTGCGATGGCTACGACAAAGGTAACTTTGTTGATAAAAACGATGCTATCTACAGTGCGCAGTATATGATCTATCATGGTGAAAAAGAATATAAACACATCGAAGTTACTGACCTAAGTACCCATAAGAAAATCTGGGAATGGAATGGTAAGAAAGATATAGATGAAGCTAAAGGTGATGTTCCTGTTATTTCAGCGTTCAGACGTGGCATGGAAAAGATTGCTAACAGCGGAATGAGTAATCAAGATAAACAAGCAGCATTTGATCGCCTAAGTGCTGAATTTCACAAGAACGCACAAGCATATTCGGATAAAGTAAAAGGTAAAGCTGTAGACGAAGATCTACAGCCTATGGCTAACCCACAAGCTGGAGGTATGCCTCAACCAGGGCAACCAGCACAGTCAGGTGCTCCGGCACAAGGACAAGCGGCAGTGGATCCTAAACAAGTACAAGATATGACTCAAGCTACTCAAGCGGTAAAATCAGCTACACAAAGTACCGCTCCAGCACCTAATATATCAAAAGCATTAGATGCGGCTAGTCAGGGCAAACCTGTTGCGGCCAATGACATGAAGGCTATACAACCACTAATGAAAGATATGTCAACTGTAGCACAAAATCCACAGTTAGCAAATCAATTTAAGACCTTAGCACAACAAACGCAACAGGTTCAACAAAAACAAAAACAACAACAGACAAAAACTAATCCTCAGTAGCTTCTGGTTCAGTAGCTTCTTGTTGTAGATCTTTGTCTAATTGTTTAATATAACGTTTAGCCTGTGCTAGTTTTTTAAAAGTACGAGCTAGACGTTTTTTATTGACGTAAATAAAGAATTTATCAACTGTATCGCTCTTTACTTCAACCTGGGTGTCATGTTTATATCCAATACGGGCAGCATATACTGGCTCAATATTCAATAACTCATCAAATCCTAAGAGTACACTATCGCCTTTTTGGCCGATTTTAACCAGTTGACTGGTAAAATTACCACTGGTATTAACTGTGCGCATGATCAATCCAGCAGTGCGAGTGTCGCTAACCTGTATTAGACCCTGTTCATCTACCCAAAAATCTACACCTTCCTCTGGACCATTGTATGGATCATTTATTAAATCTACTACATCACTAATCATTGACATTAACTATACCTTGAATTGTTGATAATATGTGAATTATACATTCTTAGTTTGTAGTTGTCAACCGAAAAGTTAGATAAATAGTTTTATTATGTTTATATGTGAACTTTTTAAATACAACGATTCTGTAGTCCCTTATCACCCAGAAAGAAACCGTGATAATTTGGAAGAAGCTGATAGCGAATGGCACAACGATGAAGGCCAATGGTACGACGGCCATAGTATGTTCCATAGTCCCGATCAAGATCCTTATACAGGCCCACAAAGTGATGCTGATGAATGGTATAACGGAGATGATCAATGGCATGGTGAAACTAACGAAGATATGGCTGTAGCGAATCTTATTACAGATGACGAAGAGCCTGTTAGTATCGAGCATATTTTAACAGCACGTGGATTAATCAGACGTGCTATAGACAACAAACTAGCAAATAAACACGAATATTTTGAATTTCTTAAATATCTAAGAGACAAATACGGTAAAGATTATAGCACAGCCGTACACCAAAAGGCAGTTAAACTGTCTACATAGGAAAACATAAATGAGTCTGCAATACGTATATACAATCGCAACACCTGAATTATTCTCGTTTACGATGCCGCAAGGATTCCAATCGAACGTTCAAGTTTATCTTTGGGGAGCAGGTGGCGGACAAGGATGGGGTGGAGGTATTGGAGCGGGCGGTGGATTTGTACAGTCAACCATTGCTGTTAACCAAGGCGATTTTGTACAAGTAGATGTAGGCGGTGCTGGACAAGATGCTGCTAGTGCCTACTCTGGTGGCGCAGGTGGAACAAGTAATTTACCAAGTCAATTTGCTGGCGGCAATGGTGGAAGTGGATACGACAGTGACGGAGATGGTGATGGCCCTTGGGCAGGTGGAGGTGGCGGTGCTGCCACAGCAGTTTTAGTCAACGGAGTTCCAATAGCTGTAGCCGCTGGTGGCGGTGGAGGTGGCGGCTTATTTGATGATGGCGGAGCCGGATACGGCGGGTTACCTGGTGGAGTACAAGCACAACCGTCAGGTTGGTATCCAGTAAGTAATGGTGCTTGGTGTAATTTCTTAAATACCTACGGCATTTGGACCGGCGGTAGTAATGATGTAACTACTAACACATATCAAACTACGGTTAATTTTCCAACAACCTCGGGTTATACATTTTATTTGTCGACCGATAACTACGGAACACTTTCGGTTGACAGCAATGTTATTGTAACATCTAGTAGCTATACCAGTGTAGACTCTGCTACTACTTATATTTCAGCTGGTACACATACAGTAACATTAAGTATTACAAATACAGGTGGCCCTGCCGGTATTGGTGCACAAATATTAAATCCAGACACATCTGAATTATGGGATTCGAGATTACCAGTAAACTTCCCAGCATTAAATTCAAACTCATTAGGTGGTGGGGGTGCTCTTGCTGGTGGTGGCGGAGGTGGTGGATATCGCGGAGGCCTAGGCGGTGCTGCAAATTACGGCGGATCTGGTGGCCTACAACTAGGACAAGTGACTGTTCCAGGGAACGGTATACATAGTGGTGGCATTGGACAACTATATGCTCCTCCAGAAAATGCCGGATGGGCAGGATATCCTGGATATGCTGTACTAGTATTCACTCGCAAATTCAGTGGTTATATTAAAGAGTCTGGTGCGTGGAAACAATTACTAGAAGGATATGTTAAAGTTCCAACATCTACAAGTTTAGTTACACCACCACCAACGGTCAACACTGTGACATTTAACACAGTCGGAGCAACTGGTTGGACTGTGCCCAATAATGTAACATCTATCGCAGTTTCTATAGCAGGTGCTGGTGGTGGTACAAGCGGTATGAGTAACGGCAGTGATGTATGGGTATTACCTAATCAGTCTGGTTCAGCAGGTGATTTAGTCACAGGTACATTGTCAGTTACCCCAGGTGAAATATTATTCATGGTAGTTGGCCAAGGCGGTATAACAGGTACAGATTCTTGGGTTTACAGAGCTGGACAGCAAGGTACTGCCGGTAACGGTGGCTCTGGTGTTAACGCAGGTGGCGCAGGTGATAATTATGGCGGTCAAGGTGCTTATCCAGCTGGAGGTGGCGGTGGTGGATCATCTGGTATATTACTAGGATCAACAGTATTAGTAGCTGCCGCAGGTGGAGCAGGCGGCGGATATAGTGGCGGTGGTGGCACAGGAGGAACAGGCTATGTTCCAGCCGGTTTCGTTGACACTTCAGGTGCTGGTTCAGCAGGCGGACAAGGCGCTGATACACAAGATCATTTAGTAAATGGTAATAATGGCCTAATCACTATTACATATTCAACACCTAATGCCCCAATTGAAGTTGTATCGCAATCAGGTTGGAAATCAATCGAACAAGCATGGATTAAAAATAATGGTACGTGGACTCCTATATTGAGCAATAGCCAAATTCTTCCAGCTCAGGTATTTACAGATCAAGTTACACATACAATAACTATTCCATCTGGCGTTTCTCTAATAAATGTTTATCTAGCTGGTGGCGGAGGTGGTGGTGGCGGTAACGATAGTCATATCGGCTATCCAGGATTTGCTGGATCAATTATTACAGGTAATTTATCAGTTAGTCCCGGAGATGTTATTACTGTGTCAGTTGGGTCAGGTGGCGGTGGCGGTGGCTCAGGTCAAGGAACTGGTATTTCAACTCCGGGACAATACAGCGCGATCGGTGGTATTTCTACCTTAGGCTACGTAGGTGGCCGCGGCGGCTATCCAGGAACAAGTGGTTGGTCAGGCGAAGGCGGTGGTGGTGGCGCCGCTACAGTTATACAGAAAAATGGAACTACTGTTGCCATAGCAGGAGGCGGTGGTGGTGGTGGTGGCGGTGGTAACTACTCTAATGGTCAAGGTCAAGGTACGCCTAGCTACACTGGACAAATTTATGGCGGACAAGGTATCGACCATAGCGGAGATGGCGGTGGATCAGGCGGTGGTGGCGGTGGAGCCGACGGCGGAGCAGGCGGAGCAACTGTTGGTGGAGACAGTGGCGGTTACTCAGGATCAAATGGTACTAATTTATTACCGACAGGGTGGGTACAAACTTCCTCTAACAATGGTGGATCATTGTATGCAGCTGGTGGTGGTGGCATAGCTATTATTAGTTTCTAATCGGAAATCCAAACCAAAAAACCGTCCAAGTGGCGGTTTTTTATTGACTTTTTAACCAAATTCATGTATAATGCTCATATATTAAACTACGATAAATACTACAATGAGAGCAGACGAATTAACTAGAGCAACAAAGAACACCAAAATCTATTTAGATATGGATGGTGTGCTGGCCGACTTTTTCCATGAATATGCTAAACTAGCAGGTGTGCCAGCCAACAAGTATGGTAAGCATGACTACCGTTCAATTCCACCTGCTAAGGAAGATCCCACACTAAACAAAATGGTAGGCACTGATTTCTTTTTACGTTTACCCAAATTTAGCACAGCAGATGCGCTAATTAAATTAGTATTAAAATACGTGCCACACTATAACATCTGTTCAAGTCCCCTACGTGGTGATCACAAGAACAGCGAACATTGGAAGCGTGAATGGATTAGTACACATCTAAGACCTATGCCACAAGATATTGTTATCACAGGTACAAAAGAAACCCACGCTGTAAATGCAGATGGCAGTCCTAACATCTTAATTGATGATCGTGGTACAAATATCGACAAATGGAATGCTCGTGGTGGTATTGGTATTAAATATCAAGCTGACGAAAATTCTCTAGATGTAGTAGCAAAAGGACTAGTAAAAGCATATGGCAAGTAATTTATTTGAAGGCGGTAATGTATTTAAAGACTCGGAGGGTCGCCCTGTAACTATTCGCATTACTCGCGACAATGTTGTGCCTACGCTACAGTGGTTAGAAGGCCTAACCGGTCTTAATCTAGTAGATAATATGTTAGGCTCAACTGGCCGCGCAGAAACCAGCGGAGACCTAGACGTAGGAGTCGATAGTACTAAAGTCAGCAAGGATGTTCTAATACAACAACTATTGCGCAAAGGTGTAAATAAGAATGATATCAGAAAATCTGGTGATGCTGTACATGTAAAAACTCCTATTTTAGGTGATCCAAACAATGGTTTTGTACAAACAGATTTTATGTTTACTGAGAATCCTGGTTTTCAGCATTTCTCATTAATGGGTGGGCAACCAAATAGCCCATATAAAGGACTACACCGCCATATTCTGTTAAGCAGTATTGCCAAAGCACAGAACATGAAATGGAGCCCAAAGTTTGGACTTATGGATCGTACTACTAATGAAGTTATTAGTTTAGATCCAAAAGAAATAGCACAGAAATTAATCAACGGTACACCCAATGATTTAAATTCTGTAGAAAGTATTATTAAAAAGATTAAAGGTCGTCCAGATTTTGAACGACTAATAGCAGACGCTAAAGAAACATTAGGTAGAGACGGAATTCAGCTACCGGAAAGTAGTCCGTTGCCAGGCACAGGTGCTTGGTTCCGCGCATGGCAATTAGGTGATATTTAGGAAATCAACATGAGAGCAAAACAATTTACACGTAGAGTTAATGAAGGTATGGGTGATAGTGATGAAGCCAATGCTGTAGTAGCAGAAGTTATTAAACTTATTGGAGAAGGACATACAGAAGTAAGTCCAGATGTTATCACTACCAAAGTATCGGCGGCCTTAGGTCATCCGTTCATGCTTAAAGATCTAGTAGCAGTTAACCATGCTAGCCCAGAACTACAACACTACATCGACAGTATCAATCCAAGCAAGATTAAGTTCTCAACAGATATCTTAACAGTTAAAAATGAAGATCCTGCTAAAGCTAAAGAAAAGTCCGAAGCAGGAGTAGCAAACATGGCAGCACGTGCCGCTAGTCGTTCTAGACTAGGTGAGAGCGAATTAAACGAACATGGAGATCAAGAAGATTACAAACCATGGGGATCACAGGATTTAGAGCCAGGACAAAAAGCTGTTCAAGGTAAACCTGTAAAAGATACTAAAAAATTTACTAAAGATCTGGCTAAAGATTTTGGCAAACATTTAGGTCAAGATGACGACTTAGAAGAAGCAAGTGCTGAAAAGACCTATGTAGTAAACATTACAAAACGTGGTGGCTTTGGCCGTGAAGATAGAACTCGTTCGACATCAGGCACTATTCCTGAGTTGTTAGACTACTTTGGTTATACATTAGAAGTTGGTAAAGCATACGAACACGAACGTGGTCGTTACAAAATCAACATGACTCCTAAAAACATTAAGAGTCTAGTTGACAACTTAAACAAAGCCGCTAGCAACGGTGCTAGCAATGGTGCCGCAAATACTTACTACACCATCGGCGAAGAACATCAAATTACTGAAGGTCGTGTTAAAGATGTTGCTATTGACCTTAAAGAATTATCTGACGAAGAATTTCTTAAAAAATACAAAAAAACTAAAGCAGAAATGCGTTCAGCACTAAGTGAAGGGTGGGGTGCTGATGCGGCCAATGCTCGTCACGCAGAACAACAAAGTGATTGGGACAAGACTTTAGAAAAACACAAAGACGATCCTAAAATGACCAGTAGATTGAAACATCTACGTGCGTGGAAAGCCAGTGAAGCTGAAAAGGCTGCACAGCAAGGTTATTATATGGGTCATGCTGGTAGAGCACATAAATTCCCAGGCGAAGACGACGTTAATGAAAGCGTAGACGCAATTCGTAAACTATCTGGTTTAAAATAATGCGAGCCAAGGATCTAGTCAAAGGTAATATTGCTTACCATGATCAACTAAATCCCGAAGTATGGGATGATGTATTTGGCAAAGGTTATAAACTTCGTATTGATGTACGCTATAGGCTATTAGAAATAGCACATCGTTTTATTGAATACCTAGAAGTACCTAACTTCAAACTATCAGGTATCTTACTACGTGGTAGCCTGGCTAACTACAACTATACTCCTTATAGTGACTTTGATCTACATCTAGTTACTAATTATGCTGATCTAGGATGTGATATCACAGAACAGTTCTACATGGCCAAGAAAAAGATATGGAATGACGAACATGACATTACTATCAAAGGCTATGAAGTAGAACTCTATGTAGAAGATGTCGATGCTAAAAACATCAGCTCAGGCACATACGATGTCTTAGATGATAAGTGGGTTAGTATTCCTAAACATGAAGAACCTAGCATCGATGATCGTGCTGTTAATGCCAAGGCCCGTGATTTAATCACACAGGTTAATCGCGCTATTCGATCAGGTAGCGTAGAAGACCTAGATCGTCTTAAAGATAAAATTAAGTCAATGCGTCAAGCTGGCCTAGATGCCAACGGCGAATTCTCAACAGAGAATCTGGCATTTAAAATCCTACGTAACAAAGGTTACATGGACAAGCTGTACAAATCAAAAACACAAAAGTTTGACCAAGAACTGAGCTTAGACGAACAACTATGAGATTAATGTTATTCTACGCATGTTACGCTGACTATCTAGATAATACTAGTCACCATAAATATCTAGAAGAATTGCTAGGTTCTACTATAGAAACATTTAATGTTAAAGAACACAGAAGTAACTACAATCACGAAGAAATACCTGAATTTTTTCCCGATGGTAGACCAATGTCAGAAACTTGTTGGTGCGATATACCGGATGAAACTAATCCTGTGTGGCCCAAATTACATTGGGATTATGCAAAAGATAATAATTTTATAGCCGCTGGCGACAATATATTAAAGTTAACTAAAGAAGACCTAGTATGAGAGCCAGTGAATTTATTGTAGAAAATTTTGCCGATGGTAAGAAGCCAGGACGTAAGGGCCTAGCCAAACGCAGTGGTGTAAATACTAAAGCTAGCGTAAGTAGTCTACGTAAAACAGCCAAACACTCAACAGGTGAAAAAGCTCGTATGGCACATTGGCTAGCTAATATGAAATCAGGGAAAAAGAAATGAAAATTAATGAAATCATTGTAGAAGCTAAGGCAGTTAAACAACGTTTAGATGCTAAATGTTGGAAAGGTAAACACAAAGAAGGCACTAAGATCAAAGGTGGTGTTCGTGTTAATAACTGTGTGCCAAATGAAAGCGTGGAAGAAGCCGCTAACCCAGCACAGCAGGCCGCTATTGCTATTGCTAAAAAGAAAAAAGCAGGCATCAACGAAGAACTAGATCAAGAGTTTGACATGATTGAAACAATGGTTGAGCATATTGCCGCTAAAAATAATGTTGATAGTGAAGTTGTTTGGGAAGACTTAGAATCACTTAGTGATGATGAACTATATGTATTTGCTGTAACACAAGAGCCAGTGAACGAAGATTGGCAAAAGGTCAACAAGAAAGACAAAACAGATGGTATGAGTAAGAAAGCCGTTAATGCTTATCGTCGTGAACATCCTGGCAGTAAACTAAAAACAGCCGTTACTACTAAACCTAGCAAACTTAAAAAAGGTAGTAAGGCTAGCAAGCGTCGTAAGAGTTACTGTTCACGTAGTAAGGGACAGATGAAGATGCACAATATCAGCTGTGCCAAGACTCCAGATAAAGCAATTTGTAAAGCACGCCGTCGCTGGAACTGCTAATGAGATCAAAAGAATTTATAACTGAATTAAGAAACAAGTTGCAGGATTATCTACAGCAACAGTTTCCTAACTGGCCAGCTTATGTGGTTAATGATTGGTTATATAAAAATGCCAAAGGCATCACTGATTCGGCAGAGTTGGCAGATTGGATGCAGGGCATTAAAAAAGATTATCCAGTTAGCCAATGGCGTTTAGAAACATTACCAA